TTTCATTTGTCCTGCACTTCTAGCACAATATGATTTACGTCGTTTAGCAGCTTTAGATCCTGGTTTGACTTTGCCAGTGACCGCTGTTTTTAATTTAGAGCCGGGATTCATTCTTCTATAGGCAGCGACACCGGCTCGTGTCATACCTGCGCCCGACTTAGTCGAACGAAAATTCTTTTTGTTTCTGGCAGGCATGTTATCTTGTTTTCTCAAACTAAACCTCCCATACTCATTCTTTTTCTTTTTGGTGCAAAAGTTGCAGCTCTACTCGGTGTCGGGCCAGTATTTGATTTCGCTTGTTTTCTTCTTACGGCACCCGCACGTTGCCCTTTGCTCATCCGTCTTGCTTTTGCAATAGGCACGCATTTTGGATAATTTTTTCTTTTTTCTCCACCACTTCGTCCACACTTCGGGTATGAACCATCGGATCGCTTGTTTGCAATATCGACCCAATTCTCTTTGACCCATGCTCGTAGACCTTTTTTGGCCATTAGTAGACCTTTGTTTTCTTTCTTCTGTTAGACATTACTTTGCCACAACCTTTGGCAACAGAACCACCAGAACCATACATAGGTCTGATCATACCGCCACCCATTTTTTTAGTTCGTCCTTTTTTACCACCAGGTGTAATTTTACCAGAACAAACTCCAGAAGCATACATATTAGCATACGCGCTTGGGTACACTTTAAATTTTCGCTTCGCTGCGGCCTTACCTTTTGGACAGAGTTTTGCCATTATTTTTTCTTCTTATATTTTGATACTTTTCCACCTTTCTTAGCAACCATTCTTTTTGGATCGTATCCAAATTTTTTTGCTAACTCAGGTTTCTTTTTTGCTAGCTTAGCTAAGCCAGGGTTTTTACTTTTACTTATTGCTTTTGCCATTATCCTCTTCTCGCTTTCCCAAATCCTTTGATTTGAATTGATGTTTTCTTTTTACGTCTAACTGCTTTTCCACCTTTTTCAGTTTTAACGATTCTACCACCTTTAGCTGCCATAGCATTTAAAAACATTTCATCATTTGCCATATCTTGTGGTGTCATCATTTTTGGTCTTGGTAGTATAGTTCCTCTGTTTCGATCTGGTATACCACCTGCAATATCTAACATATTTGGTCTAACAAATGCTGTTCTAAATCCATCATTAGCATCAGCAGAGTTAATCATTGCGTTTCTGTTTCTTGCATTCATAAAAGCTTTTCCTAGTCCAGCAATCGCTGCACCGGCACCAAGAGCTTTTATAAGTTTTTTTATTTTTTTCTTTGCCATTATTTTTTACCTCCATTACGGAATATTTGTGTTCCCTTTATACCATATATGCTCGCGACTACAAGTATCCATAAATTTGTGAACCATGACGGGAGCTGCGAGAACATCTCAAAGAACAATTTTACCTTGTCCATTGCAGTTGGGTCGTCAGATACGACTGCCCAGGCGAGCACTGCCACGGGCGTGCTTAAAATTATCAAAACTGCCTCGTCTTTCCAGTCTGATTGTCTAGCTTCAAGTAATTTTCCTTGGTAAGCTTCCTCACCTCGGGCTTGACGCTCTGCATGTAGCAATTGTGCGTCTGACATTGCCATTTTTGCCTTCTGTTTGTTAGCATAAATCTTACTTCCTGCAGAAATTGCTAATTTTATCGCTGAAAACCACATATTTTTTACCTTTTACCTCTAATTATCGCTACATTACCAATTGGTTTGTCCATTTTTGGTGCTGAAGGGATTGTTTTACTTAAAATTGTCTTCTCAATCGAAGTATTTGCTCTTAATTTAGCTAATTCTTCGTTTTGATCCAACTTATCTTCGTTATTTTCTTGTGCCATCATTGCTTTCATCTTGTCAAGATTCAACCTTTGATCTGCATCCTCTGCTTTTCGTGCATCATTCATTGCTCTTAGGTCTAATTCTCTTGCTTTTAGTTTAGCAATTGGATCATTTCCTAATTGACCCATAATTTGATTCTCTTCTTCCTTAAATTCTTGAGTCATTTCTGCAATTAGTTTTGCTTTTCTAGCTTCTAAAGCCATACTGATTGTTAAAATCTGTTGTTGTGTGTTTGGATCTTGTTGCAACATTGGGTTTTGTTGTACTGCCATTTGTAATTGTTGTAGTTGTTGTAACTCTTGCATAAATTCTACTTCTATTTGTTCTTGTGCCATAAATGCAATGTGTTCAAATATATTTTTTTCTAATGCACCAAGCACTGCAGGATTATTTCTAGCTAAACTTGTTGCCATAAAATTTAAGTGAGTTGTAATATGTGATCTATGATCTTGACCTTTGAATGCTTGGAAAGGTTTACCTGACATAGCTAAAATATTTTCAGAAGCTGGATCCATTGGCATAGGTTGTTGAGGTGGTGGTAATATCTGATCAATATTTTTTACACCAATTGCTTCATACATATCTCTGTATGCTTCATACATGTTGTGTATCTGTGGGTTAGACATTGCAAGTTGTAGCTCTGTTTGAGCTAAACTTATTCTTTGTGATTGTGAAAATATATTTGGATCTGCAACCGGTATAATATCTATCTTGTCATCAAAGTCTTGTTGCTTAATCATTCTTTGTGCACCAACAACATCATAAGGATATTCTGGTGGTAGATATTGTGCAAATACATCTGCTAATAAATTAAACTCTTGTTTCATTGCAGCATACATTCTTTTGTGTATTGCTGACATAACTCTTGAACCACGTTCTAATAATGCAATAGTTGTACCAACGGCTGCTTGTTGATTGCCGTCTCCAACTTGCATATCTGCAATTGCTGCAAATCTTTGGCCTGCTGAAACTACAACACCCATCAATTGTAATAATGTTGCTGATGGTTCTTTAAAAGGTAAAGGCATAAATGCATCTCTGATGTTACCACCTGGAGCATCTACATCTCTGAACTCACCTGGTTTGATTGCTTCAGCTTCATCTCTTAATCTGATACCTCTTTGTTTGAAACCTGCAGGTAAGTTTGAAAAAGTTCCTGCATCAATCAAAGATCTTAACGTTGCTGTTGCAGTTTTAGATAAACCACCAATCATGTGTATTAATCCAAAACCGTAAAAACCAAGACCTGGTAAAAATTTAAAGTGTACAAAATAATCTATTTTTTTTCTAAGTGGATCATCTTGTTTGTAGTTTCTTCTAATCGATAAAACTTCTTTACTACCTTGATCTAATGTTACAATGTATGGTAGTTTAATTCCTGTTACTTCACCTGTTTCCATATCTTTATCTTCAAAGCCTTCAAGATCTAAATCAGTATGAAATTCTAAAATAGTAAAATCAGTTTCGTCTTTTGTTTTTCTAATTCCTTCTACTTCTAATTCTTTTTTGTCAATCTCTGTATCTTGTGTGTATCCAGGTTGAATCTCAATGTCTCTGTAAAAACCAGATACTTGTTTTTTTCTTAAATCGTTTTCTGACATTTTTAATCTGTGTACAACTGCTTCTGCATCCTCCAAAGATGTTGCAGTGTATGGAACTATCAAATCGTCTGATGGAATAAATTTAGACACGGCTCTGTCCAGAAGTTCATCGTAATAAACTTTCTTAAAGGCAGAGCCGCTAAGAGGGAGATAAAAAAGCATCTGATCGAACTCGGGTTCATACTCTTTCATCTTATTCATGAGCTGATAGTTCATGAAATTTTTTACTCGTGAGGCTTGGTCTTCTTTTTGTCTATTAACTACACCCATGATTTGAGTGTGTACTGGACCTTTAGCCGGAAGTAATTCTTTGTAAGCTTGCGCTTGAAACTGTGTGACTGCTTCTCCTAACACTGGGTGTGTTACACCTGAAGCACCATCAAATGGTTGTGTTCTATCTTCATATTTAAATCCTAAAAGATCTAAACCTTTTACATAACTATCTTCCCACTCTTTACGAGAAGATTTGTAATTCATGTAATTAGTAAAAAGTTCTGAACCTAATCTACCTAAAATGTCATCTGGTAAAATATCTGCTAGGTTATCGAAATGTGTGTCTGTGCCTTCTTGATTAATTTTGTTTGGTTCAAAGTTTACATCTACTGAACCATCTTCATTTTCTTGTATGTCTACGCCTTCACCACCTTGTGATTCTATTACTTGTTCTTCTGCTAAAGCGACTTCTTCGTCACTAGGCGTTGTTACGCTGTTCTCTACTACGTTTGGTAGAGCTTTGTCTATTGTTGACATTTGTTTTTTTCTCCGAGTTCTTTACCACTATAATCTTTTTTCCAGGCACATTCAACCCCTGTGGATTAGGTCCGCTTTTTGGGGGTGGTCCCCCTCCTGGAATTAATTTAACCATTATTCGTCTAATAAACCTAAACCTTGTATACCAAGTGAAGCCGCAAATCCACCTATTCCTAATCTAGATAATCCAGTTAATGCAGCTCTTGATAAACCTAATCTAGCTACTTTTCTAACAGTTGGACTTAATCCTCTTGTTAATCTTGGGGTTTGATCTGCAAACGCAGGATATAAATAATTTAATGGATCTGTTGCAATATCCATTGGTGAATCTCCAGCAGCAACCTGTGATGCAATATCACCGACTGCAAGAGGTGCAAGTAATGCAGGTGACGCTGCAACTCCTAATCCTCTACCTAAAACTCTTAAACCTGTTTTAGCTACTCCAGGTTTTTTTCTTTCAATACCTGGAGCTCTAGATGCAAATTTTAAATCTGTCTTACTTGCTCTAATTGTTGATGGTGCAGCAAGTGCAGTTGATCCTGCAATACCCACACCAAGTGCAGGTAATTGATAGTCTAGTATTGCTGGTCTGTCTATATCAACAGATACAGGTTGTGTTGCCATATCAACCAACATATTTTTTTGTTGTTCTTCGTTTGATAAATAAGTTGTTGGATCATCATTTCTAAATGCTTTAACCAGTCCTATTCCAACTCCTACAGCCGCACCGATACCAAATGTTTTTACGCCTGGCGATTTTGCAAAGTTTAAAACTTTTTGAAATAGTCCTTGTGGATTTTTTTGTATAGCTTCATCAAATTGACCAGCGCATCCCCCAGCATAACCACCTTTTTCAAAACTACGAGTTCCAAAAATATTACAAATATTATCGGTATTTTTTTCAAACTCTTTTCTTATGTTGGACAAATTATTTACAAGTGTGGTTCTGTACGCAGGATCTAAAACTTGTTCTATAGGTCTGCCTCCTCTAACATCTAGATTAACTCCGCTAGTCCTAGCGTATTTTTCTAAATCTAGTCCGTAAGATTCTTTCCAATTTTTTAAATCCATTTCATTATAGATTTGGGAAAGATTTTTAACATAAGCATCTCCCTTATAGTTTCCAGATACCTTTTTACCTAAGCCAGACAAATATTCTTCTGACATGTAGATGTTTCCTAAATTAGCGTTTTTAAATTTTTTAGACAGGTCTGTTCTTGTATCTCTAAAATCTTTTATTATATTTTTAGCCTCATCAATGTTGTTATTTTTTAATGCATCAACAACAGCTTTTTGTCTATTACCTAATTTTTTTTGAAAATAATTTAATTCTTTTTGATTAAACTCTCCTTCAGCTAAATCAACAAATTGAGTATATGGAAACGCTTCATTTTTAAATTGAGCTCTTGTTCCTAAAACTTCATTTAAATTAAAACCAGTAGTTCCTTTTCCGGCATATAATGGGATTCCTTCTTTTCTTAAAATATCTTTAACATCTCTTCTAAATTTTTGAAAAGTCCCTACGTCTCTTCCAAGTCTTTCATCAATAACATCATAAACTTCATTTTGTGCTGCTGATGACCAAGGGTTTCCAAACATACCTCCCTCTGACATTTTAGCGAGTAAAGTTTTTCCAGCGTTTTTATTTACATTTATTTTTAAGCCCTCAGTTCCTTTTCTTCCTTTGCCCTGTAAAACTCTTGCTAACTGAACAACAGCAGTAGCCATTGTATTATTACTTGGAGAAGTCAATCCTTGTTTTGTATAGATTTGTTTCATCCTATCCCAAGAAGGAAGAGAGTCGTCTTTTGAAAAATCTGTAAATAAATTTTTTATTTCCTTGTCTTTTAAAATAGTATTTATATTTTCTAATGTTCTTTTTTGAATTTTCTGAGATTCTCTTGAAACATCTATTAAGTTTTTTAATTGTTTTTCTGTAGGATTTTTATAATAATTAATAGGGAAGAAGGAGACAGGAGATCTACCCTCTATAGGATTAAGTTTTTTTATTCCCTCTGCTAAAGTAGCGTTAAATCTTTTTTTACCTGTTTTTGTTTTTTCACTTAATTCAGATCTATTACCATCAAATATTTTTTCAGATAAGTCTTGCTCTGATATATATCCTTTAGGAATAGCTTTAACTCTTTCGGACTCTTTAATACTAGCTTCAAAGTTTCTAAAAGTTTCAGATCTAAAATTTCCACCTTTTTGATCTTTAAGCCAATCACTATCAGAAATTTTATTGTCTTTTAAATATTTAACAAAAGCTGCTCCATCTTGCCCTCTTGCTTTAGCGAAATCAGCAGGCAGATCGGTTCGAGTAATTTTAATTTTTTTATATTTTGGTTCTTTTAATGTAGAACTAATAATACTTTGTCCTACACCTAATTTTTTAACTAAAGAGTTTTGATTTACAAAAACAGGTCCTGGTTTTTTTAAAAGATCATCTAAGTATTTTCTAACCTTTGATACGTCTGACTCTGGTTTAGATTTTAAAAAAGCTAATTGATCTTTTATTGCTTTTGCTTTTTCATTTAAACTATATGTCTCAGTTTTTCTTTCAAAATTAGTTTGATAAGTTCTAGTATAAGAAACAGTTCCTCCAGTATAGGTTACTTTGTAAAGACCTGGAATAGGGTTTCCTTTTGCGTCTTTAACAATTTGTTTACTCTTAACGGCCATTACACCTCCAGAATTTTAGCTAGGCCACCGCCTTTAAATCCTATAGGGTCAATACCTAATCTAATTTGTATTTCTCGAATACCTTCTGGAAAGTCGTCAGGATTTTTTAAAACTTTATTTAATTGTTTAAAATATTCTGTTTTTTCTCTACCAACTAAACTTTTATCTGTAGCTAAACTTTTAAATAATTTTGTGATGTCTTCTGCTTCAATACCATATTTACGTAAAGCTTGATAACCCATTCTTGTAGCACCACCCATAAACATAGGTAATCTTGCAATACCGCCATCAGCTTTTTTAACCTTATTTCTTTTCTCTAAAAGTTTTTCCATATAATACAAAGGATTTAAATACTTTCCAAACTTGTCATAAAACTTATCGTGTTCTTCTAAACCAAAGCCTCCAATTTTTAATGATGGATCTTCTGATATTCCTTTCATAGTTAAAAATTTTGGTGGTATAAACATGTATTTCGCATCAGCGCCACCACCTTCGCTAAATGGAACTCGACCACCATCTGCAAATTCAAAGTCATCTATATCAACCGTCTCTGGATTAAATCTTCTATCAGTAACAGTTCTACCTGCATCATCTGTTACACTAATTAATCTTTCAGCAAATAATTGTATGTCATTTGGTGTATCTAATTTTGCAACTGCTGCTGCAACTTTTGGTCCAAAATATTTTTGTACCAATAACAATGGATCACCCATTCCTCCACCACCACCTTCAGTCATGAATTTAAAATCATCTGCTTCCATGATATCGGATAGAGATGGATTACCTGGCTCATCAGTTAGATCTTTTATTCTATTTAAAAAATCTCTAGCGTTTGCTCTAACCACTGGTTGAGCTGCAGGTGCTACGCCTGCATTTAAATAAATTTTATCGACTATGTCGTTTATAATTAAATTACTACCTTTAACATTTTTGATTGCCTCCAAACCTGCACCTGAGAATGATGGCTCTGCAATATCATCTGGTCCGCCACGTGAACCTGGTGGTGGTAGATCGTCTAGATCTTTAATACCAAGTCTAAGCGCATCGTTTATATCTTTATCAGAAGCGTTAGGAAATTTACTTCTTAGTTCTATCTCGTCAACTAATGGTTTTGCTTTTTCTCTAAAGTTTGGCGCATCAGCATTTAGTTTACCAAGCTTTTCTTCTAATTTAATTATTTTTTGTTTTCCGGCAGACATTGTTGAAGTGTCATAATCTTTTAAACCAAATACAGTGTCATCTGCTTTTATTGAATCATCCATTACCGTTTCAAAATCATCCATTTTAGTATTCATAACCTCATCAACTCTTTTAGATGGAATACCAAACTCTTCTGTGATTCCTTTTTTAAATTTATCTTTTCGTAAAGACATTATACCTTCTGCGTCTAAGTTTTTAGTTCCTGTTGCCAGATCCGTGATGTTTGCTGGACCCGCAGGGGG